CCGAAAAAATGCGCATCACATCGGGGGGTAATCAGTTTGTATATGCAAATACTGCTAATTCTTGGGTAACTGAAATGTATAATGATACAACTACTAATCCTTATGGGATTTATATAAAATATAGAAATACAACTCCTAATTCTAGTGGTTCTGCTTTTTTAAGATTTGATGATGCAAGTCAAAATAGATTTCAAGTGTATTCAAATGGAAACGTTGCAAATTTCAATAATAGTTATGGTTCACTTTCAGATGTTAAATTAAAAGAGAACATATTAGATGCTACACCTAAACTTAATGACTTATTAACGGTTAAGATTCGTAATTATAATTTAATCGGAGATGACAACAAGCAAATAGGTGTTATTGCTCAAGAGTTAGAAGAAATATTTCCTTCAATGGTTGAGGAATCAAAAGATACAGAAGATAGAGAAGTAACAGATGAAGAAGGAAACGTAACTACTGAAATAGTAGATTTAGGAACTACTACAAAATCCGTAAAATACTCTGTGTTTACTCCAATGTTAATCAAAGCAATCCAAGAACAACACACCATAATAGACACATTGACGGCACGTCTTGACGTTTTAGAAAAAAAAGCCTAAATTTGGAAAATAACCAAAACGAAAAACAATGAGTAAATTAACAGACGAAGAATTAAAGACTTTACAAGAATTAAACGCAAGTGTTAACGGTGCTTTAAACAACATCGGAGTACTTGAGATTCATAAGCAGAATGAGATTAAAAAGCATGACGAAGCATTTGGACGCTTTAAGGTCTTACAAGATGAAATGAAAATTAAATATGGTAATATAACCGTTGATATTCAGACGGGAGAAATTACCGAAACGAAAGAAGATGGCAAAGAAGAAGGAAGCTGAGAACATCAGCGCACATATTAGCTACAGAGAGGGAACGTATTCAGCAACTGCGACAAAGCACGGGGTTGATAACGTTCCGACTGATGAGCATTTAGAGGTAATGAAGGTAACGGCTGAGAAATTATTTGAGCCGTTGCGTGAGTTTGTCGGCGGAGCAATCAGGGTAAACTCGTTTTATCGCTCAGAAGACTTAAACGCTTTACTGAAAGGAGGCTCAAGAAGATCGCAACACATGAAAGGAGAGGCAATGGATTTGGATGCTTTAGGCGGAAGATCAAATGCTGAAATGTTCATGATCATAAAAGATCAATTAGACTTTGATCAGCTTATCTGGGAGGGAGGAAATTACGAAGAACCTGAATGGGTTCACGTTTCTTACGTCTCAGAAAAGAAGAATCGCAAGCAAGTTCTTAAAATGGTAAGGAAAGGCACGGGAATCTCATACAGAGTCTTTGATGGATGTTCTACTTGTAATGGGTAGTTAATCCATAATTAAAAGATAGTCGCTTAGAGAGGCTTAAAATAGCCTTAGAATTGATTTATAGATTATGCCTATACCTAAACCAAAGAAGAACGAGAAACAAAGAGATTTTATGATCAGGTGCGTACCCCAGATGATGAGAGAATACAAGGAGGATCAAGCTATTGCAATATGTTACAAAAGTTTTAAAGATAAAAAATGAGTGAAGTTGGTATTGATGTTGACGGGGACAAGAAACCCGACTTTCAGTTGGATTTTAAAACGTTAATTTTAATAGGGGGGATGATTTTTTCAATTGCTTCGTCTTATATGATGTTGCAAAGTGAGATTGAGGTAGCTAAAAGGCTACCAAAACAAGTTGCTCCTGCTGATGATACAAGGGTAATCAATCAAAAGATTGAATATCTGATAAAAGAATTTGAAAAAAGCGAGGAAAGGATTAAAGACCTTGAACGCAAAGTATATAAAAAGTAGAAATTATGTTAAAAACATTTTTAAATATCGTTGAAACGGTTGTCCCTATTGGGGGCGAACTGATTGAGAATATAAAATCAAAGGACGGAGGCATTAATAAGTTCTTTGCTCCCAGATTTATTAAGCAAATGATACGTTTACTTGTAACGATTGCGGCAGTTTATGCATTCATTACGGGAAAAATTTCCATTGAAGAAGTTCAGGAAGTTGCTAAATAGATTTTTTTAGTATAGATTTGAAACTTACTTGGTCGGTATAAAGGCATTCTTCTTTTTTTAAAGATTAAAAACCCGATAGGTCGACCAAGCTAGAGGGTTTTTTTTATGCGTCGAAATCACGATTCGGGAAAACCTTAAAGACCAAGAATGAAGCAAGGGTCAAGCGTAGTGAAGAGGTATACGTGCAGGGAATGGCAATGAATGCAGTGAGCCATAAATAACCTCAAGTCCTAGCAATGTTATTCATAGGTAGCTAGGATGTCTTGCGGAGACTCGATTACTCGAAGGCAAGAAAGCACTTATTTCTACTAGGGATAAGTGCGTCTTACAAATCCTCTCATAGCCTCTCAGGCAATTATATAATTAACTATGAGTATATTACTATATATTAGAGGCATGGCTAAAAAGAAAACAATAACCAGAGGCAAACTTGTCTCAAAACTAGACTCAGTTTTCAGCAAATTTATTAGACAAAGATATTTAGATAATGAAATTGCAGAATGCTTCACTTGTGGAAAGCAGGATCATTGGAAAAAAATGCAAAATGGGCATTTCAGAAGTCGGGTTCATTATTCTACAAGGTGGAACGAGTTGAATTGTCAGGTACAATGCGTAGGATGTAATATGTTCAAGCAAGGAGAGCAATATTTATTTGGTCTTAATCTGGATAAGAAATACGGAGATGGTACGTCACATGAATTATTTATGAAATCCCAGATGCTATCCAAATTTACGATGGCAGACCTAAAAGAAAAACTTGAATACTATCAATCTAAAATTTTTTAACTATCTTTGCCACGTGTGTTTCTAAACAAAATATCTTTGTTTAAAAATTAAAAGAGCCATTAACGCTATCTAGCAGTATTTGGTTCTTTTTTTTTATTCAAAAGCCTTTTCCCTTGTATTTATCAACCAATAGGTTTATATTTGTACTTCATTAAAACACACAATTTCATGTTAAAACTATATAAGAAGATTGATGCCGTCCAAAAAGAGATCGGCTCACTAAGAAAGGATGGGAAAAATCCCCATTTTGGAAATACGTACGTCACAAAGGATTCTTTGCTTGACCAGATAAGACCGTATTTTGAAAAGCACAACTTGCTTTTGATTCAACCTCCTCAAGCGGATAAACTAGAGACAAGGATAATTTGTCTGGATAGCGGAGAGGAACTAAGTTCAAGCATTAATTTCCCACCATTGACAGACCCACAAAAGATACTATCATGCGTGACCTATTTTTGTCGGGGTATTCTTACGGGAATATTAGGACTCCCTGCTGAAGATGATGATGGAAACCAAGCGAGTGGAAAAAAAGCATTTCTGAAGAATAATACTCAGGACTATGCGAATGTAGTAGACTATATAAATACTGATCCAAAGCCTAGCATTGCTAAATTGAAGATAAGATTTGCTATGACTAAAGAGATGGAAGATCAATTAACCAAATTAATTAACCTAAACAAAAAGTAAAATGGAAGTAATAGGAATTTTAAAAGTAAAACAAGACACCGTTCAAGTGAGCGAGAAATTTAAAAAGAGGGAGTTTGTAATCGAATTAACTGACAACCCTAAATATCCTCAGACGATACAATTTCAATTGGTGCAGGACAGTTGTCCTATGCTTGACCAATTTAATCTTGATGATAAGCTACGGGTTGAATTTGATTTAAGAGGACGCAAATGGACTGATCCAAATGGGGTTGATAAGTATTTCAATAGCCTTCAAGCGTGGAAGATCGAAACATTAACCACCGATCCTGACGTATTACCATTCTAAGGGGGCATTTGCCCCTTTTTTTTTATGCAGACAGATATTTTCAAGGCACACACGCAAGAAAAGATGAAGAAATACTTTGCTGAATGCAAGGTTGACTTCAGGAAAAAGCTAGACTATCCACCAACCGCCCTTTCATTGGGTTCAATGGTCTTACAATCTAGTAACGATAAAAGCGTAGTACCTATTCCAATTGGTACTTATGGCAACTTTTCAATGATAGTTGCTCCACCGAAGACTAAAAAATCCTTTTTTGTTTCGATTCTGGTTTCAGCTTTCCTAGCAGGACGAAATAGTTATTGCGGAGATATAAGAGGACACAGAGAGGATCGGAGCATCCTGCACCTAGATACTGAGCAAGGACAATGGCATTGCCAGAGGGTCTTTAAAAGAGCCAATGACATGGCAAATGTGGAACATTCAGAAAAATACCATACTTTTGGGTTGAGAACTATAAGCTACAAAGAAAGAATTGAGTTCATTGAGTATTGTTTGAAGGAGAAATACAAGGACATAGGACTGATTGTCATAGACGGCATTGCTGATCTTGTGTCAGATGTCAACGATATTGAGCAGTCCAATGATTGCGTACAGAAATTGATGGAATGGAGTGCTAATTACAATTGCCATATTATCACGGTAATACATTCTAACTTTGGAACAAATAAAGCGACGGGTCACTTAGGAAGTTTTTTAATGAAGAAGACAGAAACTGAGATACATTTGGAAACCAATGACGTAAATAACTCATTGATTAACGTAAGTTGCAAAAGGAGCAGAGGTTACTCTTTTAGTCCTTTTACTTTTAAGGTAAACAATTACGGATACCCTGAAGTAATTCAACCATACGAAGATCATAATGCATGAAAGGGAAATGCAGATGCTTGTTGATAAGCGCAAAAAGTGGTTTAACATTCTTTTGCATTTCGGATGCCATCCAGATGATTGCGATGACATTATTCAGGACATGTACTTAAAGGTTTTTAATAAGCTGAATGAGGGAGCAAATATAAAATACAAGGATGACTCAATTAATTACTATTATATATTTAAGATTCTCAGAAGCCTTTTTATTGACTCAAAAAGGAAAAACAAAAATATTATTTTCATTGACTTAGATGTTCTTTATAAAATGGAAAGCGATCAAGCTAATACTGAAACATATTTAAAGGTTGAGCATCAACTAAAAATGATGTATTGGTACGATAGAAAAGTTTTTGAGATAATAACTGAGGGGGAAAGCATCAGTAAATTGTCACAAAAAACGGGGATTAGTTATCACTCACTTTACAACACTTTTAAAAAGGTAAAAAACAAAATAAAAAAGCTATTATGAAACTAGGCGATTTAGTATTTCAATTTACAAGTCTAACGGGGATCAGATACCTTGTTGATCTGTACAATAAAAAGACGGGTAAAAAATGCAAATGCGATGAAAGAAGAAAAAATTGGAACAAAATCAAACTAAAGAGAAAATGAGAAAGCTAAAACAAGAAACCAAATTCAGTAATGAGGACTATCAGAAATGGAAAGCCTTCAGGAATGTCAAAAAAACCACGATCACTCATGAAGAGTACAACTTGCTTTGTGATTTGCACGCTACGTATTACGAGCATAAATTATATAGACCTAGCAAATGTTGCGGTCAGAAGACATTGCAGAAATACGTTGAAGAATTGCACGTCATATTTGACAAGGGTTTGTAGTTATTGATTTTTTAGTATACATTTGTTGCATGAGATATACGTTTCTGCATCCAAATATTGAAACAAGACATTTGACGGTCAGGAAAGATGACCCCAGATGGCTTGACTATTGGATGGATTTTTTAAGATTTAAAAACACACAAAATGAAAAGCAAAAAATTCGAACCTAAAATTGTAGAAGGAAAAGTCAACCCTGCAAAAGAATCCTCTTTAAAAGAAGAGTACCAAGACGTAGTGGATTTTTACATCAATACTACTCCCTACCAACATATGTTCTTTCTGGATTTAATCAAGGACAACTTGACCTTTTTTAGTGATCAACACAAAGAAGTTTTTACCGTAGATGAAGAATATACGATGAACTTTAATGGACCATTTCTTCAAATCCCTATCAAATGAATATTTTATTTGATGCAGATTCAATGATCTACGCTTCCTGCTATGATACGGAGATTAAAGATTTTTACTCGTTTATTGATCAAGCGATTGATAAGTACGAGGAACAAATGAATGATTTATGCCGTGAGATTGAAGAATTTACCTCAATTGACACTTTCAGTACTTTTCATGGAAGCAGAGGAAATTTCAGGAAGTACATCGGAAACAGAAGTTACAAAGCAAACAGAAAAGGTGACAGACCTGAGATCATAGATCAATTGCATGACTTTGTAAGACTTGAATACGATGGCATTTCTGGTTATGGAGTAGAGACTGATGACATGGTTGCTAGGTATTGGTACCATAATTTAGGATTTAAAGAGAGAACCAGAGAGGATTTGCTTATTGTGGCAATAGATAAGGACTATAAGCAGTTGCCTTGTTGGTTGTATAATTATCATTACAAGCATAAAACTCTCTTAGACATCAGCTATGATGATGCTAGGTACAACTTTTATGAACAAATGGTAAGCGGAGATCAAGCTGACAATGTAAACTACCTTTATGGTAAGGGAAAAGCATTTTGCAAGAAGTATTTTGTACGTGGGGAAAGTGAATATCAGTACAAAAGAAAGACATTTCAATTGTTTAAGGATCGTTACAAAGGAAAAGCGAGAGAAAAGTACATTGAGTGCTATAATTTATTAAGGCTTAAAGTAGACTGATGGAGCGAGAGATAATGATAATTGAGATAATAGACTTGATCTTGACCTTGTTTCTTCTGGCAACGTTGTGGAGCATTAAAGATGAACTTAGGAAGCTATGAGATATACATACCCTAAATCATTTTGGCTTATTGCTGATCAAATTGGACATGCTAGAAGCGTTTTAAATCAAAGCATGCTACAAAACAACCCAGAGTTTGACCGAGGAGAAAAAAGCGATCACGTTGATCGGGTCGGAATAGCAGGGGAGTTAATCGTAGCGGATTATTTGACTAGAAAAAAGGTTGATTTTACGATGGCAAATCTTTTAGATTTATACCCGTCTAAAAATCCTGACTTTATTATCAAGGGTAAAAACATTGATGTGAAGTCAACCTATCATTTTCAAGGCGCTCACGTGTTGGTAAATGAAAGAGCGCATCGAAAAGGACTAAGAAAAATTGAGATGTATTGGATTGTTTATATACTTGATAAAGAAAATGCTGATTTTTACTTTGTTGACTATGAAGATGTCAGCAAGTGGGAATGCAAATTCATGAAGTATACGAATGCCTTTTGTATTAAACCAGAAAATTTAAAAAAATGAAAAACACAAAGACTAAAAAAGAACTAAAAAAGGAATTAGATGACCTTATTGAACAGAAAGATAATAACATGAAAATGATTCAAGATGAAATGAAGCGATCTTCTGGGATGTCACACGGAGAAATGAAATCATTGCTTCATGGCGTGAAAGTATTCAAGACTAAAATCAATGCATTAGAAAAGAAAATCAACGATGGGAAAAATTAAACTAATAACAAAACTCATAGTACTATGCTTTTGCAGTTTTCTGCTTTTGATAGTCAGTAATTTTATACCGTTACATAACAGAAAACCAGATGAACCCTTCAGAAATAATTAATAAGCTAAAAAGAATCACAAAAATTGATCCTTTTGTTGAATCCAGAAAAAAAGAAGTGGTCGAAGTCAGGGCATTGCTCTGCTATTTGCTTAGAGAAAAGCGAAAGTTGCGATTGATTGCAATAAAAAAGATATTTTTAAAGAATGGAAGACAAACAAATAATGCTACGATCCTGCATGCTTTGAAAAATTACGAGGCATATTCAAGATCAAATGAAAGCCTTAAAGAAATAGAGAGTCAATTCAAATTTGAAGCTGAGTCTGCTGACGAGATACTTAAATCTCAGATTTTAGAAAACAGACTTAGAATTTTAGAACGAAAACTTAGAAATTGTGAAAAAGAAACTAGAGAAAATACTAGAAATTATGTTCTCAGAGAGTGAGAAGCCAAAAACCTTTTGGATCAGTATACCTGAATACTTTCAAACTGAGGATGAGAGACATAAATTTATCCAAAAGACAATTCATTTTGTAAACAGAAAAACCAAAACGATCACTAAGACCACCTACGCATGATAAAGCAAATAGATATAAATCTTATTTTAAGTAATCCAGATAATCCTAGAGTAATAAAAGATGAGAAATTCAAACAATTAGTAAAAAGTCTCAAAGGATTTCCTGAGATGCTCAAGATAAGACCCATTGTTGTTGATGAATCTATGATGATTCTAGGGGGCAACATGAGGCTGAATGCTTGTAAGGAGGTGGGAATGAAAAAGGTGTGGATTAATATCGTAGAGGATTGGACAGATCGCCAGAAGAAAGAGTTTATTATTAAAGATAATGTTGGTTTTGGAGAATGGTATTGGGATGTGTTAGCTAATGATTGGGAAGCACAAGACCTTAGTGATTGGGGTTTAGATGTGTGGAATGTCGATAATGATTTATTTGATGTAGAGGAAAATAATGAGGATAAATCCCCATCAGGAAGCGATGATAATTATTCTGTTTTTGAATTGATTATGGAGCATAAAAATAAGCTATTGCTATTTAATGTTTTGAATGATGTAAAAAAAGAGTTTAACTTTGATAAAATTGAGCAATCATTAATTCATATTATTAATAATTATAAAAAATAAAAACATGATTATAGAAGAAACTAAATCCTTTATATGTTTTGACAATAATGCAAAAGGATTATTATTTGACGAAAGCAATCACGAGAAATATCCAATATCATATTACAATGTCATAAATGGTATTGGTGTTGATATAAAGAATAATTGCAGTTATTACGGATATGTTTATGATGGAATTTCTGTAATTGAAAACTCAGGAAAGCCTAGTTTTCATTTAACTGAAGGAATGTATTTTACATCCATAGGAGACTTTACTATTAATTCTGAGCATCATAGTAAAATGATTTTAATAGAAGTCTATCATGAAAAAGGAGTTTACCCATCCACAAACTTTAAGTCTTATTTTACAATAGGTGGTCAAGTTGAAAGGGTTGGTAGATTAAAGTACATTGACGGATGTACTGATAGTCTTTTGATTCCACCAGTAAAAAAAGGTGATCCATGTTTTAATCATTTACATTTTCCTACACAAATAGATCAAACCATGCATACGCATCCATCACATAGAATTGGAATGGTTACAAAAGGAAATGGAATATGTAAAACTCCTTTTGGCAATCTAAATTTAGAGAAGAATATGATTTTTGTTATTAAAGAATGGAATGGCGATAATCATTCTGAAGGATTAGATGGCAAGATGTATGCAAATGGACTTCATGCTTTTAAGACTACTGATGAAAATGTTATGGATGTGGTAGCATTTCATCCTGATAGTGATTTTGGTGCAACCGATTTACATCATCCAATGATAAATAAGACTATTGTAGATGGCGTTTCTGCTAACACGATTGAATCTATAAGGACTAAGTAATGGCTATAAGAAAAAAAGAATACATTAACACAAATGTATATGATGAATCTTTGAGTAGAATCAGATATTTGTTTGATGCTTTTGATAAGGTTGTGGTTTCTTTTTCTGGAGGGAAGGATAGTACTGCGGTTTTAAATACTTCTTTGAAAGTAGCTAAAGAAAAAAATAAATTACCTTTAGAGGTTGTTTTTTTTGATGAAGAGGCTATTCATCCCCCAACCATTGAATATGTTAAAAGGGTTTATGATCTAGAGGAGGTAGATTTAAAGTGGTATTGTTTAGAGTTTAAGCATAGGAATGCGTGTTCAAATGAAGAGCCATTTTGGTACACTTGGGATAAAGACAAGAAAGATTTATGGGTTAGGGAAATGCCTGATGAAGCTATAAAAGAACACAAAGCATTTAAGAAGGGAATGAGTTTTCAAGAATTTAGTCCTTATTTATATGACAAATCAGAGGGGAGGATTGCTATGTTGACTGGAATAAGAACACAAGAGTCTTTGAGGAGATTTCAAGTAATTGCTAGAAAAAAGAATGATGCCTATATAAATTCAAGGGCAGAAAAAGGTAGAAATCAGTATAGGGCATTTCCAATATATGATTGGAGTAGTGAAGATGTTTGGTTAGCGGCTCATAAATTTAAATGGGATTATAATAAAACTTATGATATTTTTAACCAAACTAAACTTTACAATAACTTTTTAACTCAAAGGGTATGTCCTCCTTTTGGGGAAGAGCCATTAAGGGGTTTATGGATTTACTCTGAATGTTTTCCTGATATGTGGCATAAAATGTTAAATAGAGTTGAAGGAGTTTCGACTGCTTGGAGGTATGGGAATAGTGAGTTGTATTCAAATTCTTTATCAAAGCCTGATCATTTAACTTATAAGGAGTATTTAAATGTTATTCTTGATTCCTATGAACACGATTCTAAGAACGATGTTAAGAGAACAATAAATCAATACATTAAAAATCATAAAAAAGAATCAAGTAGACCTATTCTGGATACAGAGATAAATCCTTTATCTGGAGTTTGTTGGCAATGGTTGTGTAGGATTGCTATAAGGGGAGACTTTAAGGGTAGGCAGTCAAATACTTTAAAGGTTCAAGCTATGAAGGAAAGAGAGAAATTAAAAATAACATTAGAGGAGGCAATTAAACTATATAAATAAAATGAAGCAACCATTAGATAAAATAACGTGGATAGATAGAGATCAACTAAAACCAAACAATTACAATCCTAATAAGGTAGCGCCACCTGAGTTGAAGCTACTAAAGACTAGCATCATTGAAGATGGGTGGACTCAACCAATAGTTATTAATCCTGACTTTACAATAGTAGATGGTTTCCATAGGTGGACTATTTCAGGTCACAAGGAAATACATAAATTAACAAAAGGAAAAGTGCCTACCGTTATGATTAGTCCAAAGGATTTATCTCAACAACAAATGGCAACTATAAGACACAATAGAGCAAGAGGAACACATAGTGTATTAGAGATGAGTAATATTATTACTGATATGGTTAACGATGGTTTAGATGGGTCAGAAATCATGTCTAGGTTAAGCATGGAGAAAGAGGAGGTTACTAGATTATTATTTAGAGCAGGAATACCGAAAAGCCAAGTATTTAAAGATAAGGACTTCAGTACTGCTTGGAATCCAAAGTAAAATTATGAACAAAACTGAACAACATAAAAAAGCAATAATAGATGCTTTAGAAAAATCATTAGGAGTTGTTACGACTGCTTGTAAGAATGTTGGTATAGGCAGGACTATATTCTACGAGTGGATGAAGGATGATCAAGATTTTGAGAATAGAGTGAATGAGATACAAAATATTGCTTTAGACTTTGCTGAATCTCAATTACACAAACAAATAGGAGAAGGCTCAACTGCCGCAACTATATTCTATCTTAAAACTAAAGGGAAGAAAAGAGGTTATATTGAGAGACAAGAAATAACTGGTGCAGATGGATTACCCACAAACTTTCAAATAGAAATAATTGACTCAGCTAACGAAATTAAAGACTAATGTTGTTTACCGCCATCTTCAAGGTAGTGACAAAAAAATAATCGTAGAGCAAGGTGGTACTAGGTCAGGAAAGACCTACAACATCTTAATGTGGGTAATATTTGAATATTGCACACATAATACAAAAAAGATAATAACCGTTTGTAGGAAAACATTCCCGTCATTGAGAGCAACGGTAATGCGTGACTTTCTGGAGATTCTCAGAAATCATCAGATGTACCGAGAAGAATACCATAACAAGTCAAACTCAGAATATCACCTCTACGGCAATTTAATTGAATTTACTAGTTTAGACCAGTCGCAAAAGATTAGAGGGCGTAAGCGCGATCTATTGTTTATTAACGAGGCAAATGAGTTATACTGGGAGGACTGGCAACAATTAATATTTAGAACTCAGGAAAAAATAATAATAGATTACAATCCATCAGACGAGTACCATTGGATTTACGACAAGGTAATTCCTAGGGATGATTGCGATTTCTTTAAAACTACTTATTTGAATAATCCCTTTTTAGGAGATACAATTAAACTTGAGATTGAAAGGCTCAAAGATACTGATGAGCAATACTGGCAGATTTATGGACTTGGAGAAAAAGCAGGTAGTATTGCAACAATATTTAGTTATGTTGAAACTAATTCAATTCCAGAAGAAGCCAAACTAGTTGCACTAGGTATGGATTATGGATATACTAACGATCCGACGGTTTTGTCTAGTGTTCATGTTCAAGATCAAAATCTATATATTGAAGAGCATTTGTATCGTACTCAGATGACAACTCAGGATATTCACAATTTTCTTATAGAGAAAGGTTTTGAGAGAGAATTGATTTACGCTGACTCTGCTGAACCAAGATTAAACGATGAACTTAGAAGGATGGGTCACAATGTGCAACCTAGTCTAAAGGGTAAGGATTCAATTAACGCAGGAATTGATTTACTTAAAAGATATAAAATTCATGTCTTATCATCATCTACAAATGCTATTCAAGAGTTTCGTAATTATAAATGGCAGGAAGATAAATCGGGTAAACTAATTAATCAAGCTATTGATGCCCATAATCATATAATCGATTCTGTCAGATATGCTACCTACTCTTTGTTGTCAAGACCTAATTTCGGTAAATACACAATAAGGTAAGTGCACCACATATGAGGGTACTAGATAAGTTAAGACAATATGAATCAAAAAATACCAGAACAATTAAACATCATCTATTCAAAGAAAGAAGATTACGGATTCAGATACGATTTTGTATTCTCAACGGATTACCGAGATTGGATTGTGAGCAAAAGCAAGAAGTACGACAATAAGGAGTACCGAAGAAAACTTGCTGAAAAGAAAGAAAATGAAAATAAATAAAAAATAGTTATAAACTTTTTGGTGGATAAATAAATACTCTATATATTTGAACTATAATTAATCAAAACAAAAAAAAGATGAAAAATTCAACAATAGAAAAAGCCGAAATGTTTACAATGTCAGAAAAAACATTAAATCATATCCTTACTTTAGCTTATGGTTTTGGTATGAGCAATGATTTAAAGGCTTTTAAAAATCCAGAAAAAATAAAAGTGGATAAAGTTAAACTTGATATCATTATTAAAAACTTAAAAGAATCAGTAATTAGAATAGAGGAAGATTATAAATAAATTCAATGGGGGGTAACTCCCCCCTTAACTTTAAAAAAAAGAATTATGAAAAAAGACCAAATCAAATCAAGATCAGAATACAAAATCATGGGATTTACCCTTGAGAGTATGTTAGGTCATGCTTATGCATTAGGACGTATTGATCAAAGGTATCACCCAGAAGAGGTAGGCGATAGCTTAAAGAAAGAGGCAATATATAGAGCCTCAAAAAAATGTAATTGGGACATATTTGAAATTATAGAGAAATGATAAAGGAAAAAATAAAGAAAGTCGAAAAGATATTGCGAGAGATTGCAACGACAAGAGATAATGACCAAGAACTGATTGCTAAATATTGGCATGATGAACTAAGAGAAATGAAATTTGATCAGGAAAGAGACTTTATTCTAACCCATAGAGAGATCAACTTATT